TTATTATTAATACAGAATTTAATAAATCTATTGTTGTATCAAAATTTCATCCGTTTATAGTTGGCGGTGACATAGTATTATCAAATGCGCTTAAAAAAGGTGATTGTCTTGAAAGCTATAACGGAAAATTTATAAAAATTCAATCGATTAAAGATGTAGGAAAAAAAGACGTCTATGATCTAGTTGGTGTTGATGGTGACTGCTATTTTGCAAATGGTTTTCTTGTACATAATTGCTTTCTTAATTCAGGTAACGCAGCAGTCGGCGCAGAAATTTTAGAAAAATTTAAACAGGAAAAAAAACCCGTAATTTGGGACGGCGAAGATGGAGGGTATAGAGTGTTTGAACTACCAGCTCCTAATAAAATGTATGTAGTTGGTGTTGATGTTGGAGAGGGTGTCGGCCGAGCATCTTCTGTTGCTCAAGTACTTGATGTAACAGATTTACAAGATATTAAACAAGTAGCGGTATACGGAACAAATAAAATAGAGCCTTATCATTTTGCTAATAAACTACATAATTTAGCAAGCTCTTGGGGAAATCCACCGATCCTAATTGAGCGCAATAATTGCGGCGCGTCAGTTATTGACGCCTTATATCAAAATTTACACTACGATAAAATTGTAAGCTATTCAAAACTCTCAAATACTGGATCATTCGCATCAACTCGTCATCTTGGCGTGTATAGTCACAACAATTTACGATTTGCATCTGTTGCTAATATGAGATATTGGCTCAATTTCTTGCAGGTTGTTCACATAAACGACATTGATACCATTAAAGAACTTGAAACATTTATCAGATATCCAAATGGCACGTATCGCAAACAAAGTGAAAAATTTTATGATGATCGCGTCATGGCTCTTGTGTGGTCTCTATTCATACTTGAAACAGATATATGTCAACAATATTACCAGGTTGACGAATACGACACCCAGAATAAGCCTCAAGTATTAAGTCGATATGCATATGAAGATATTAACCCTGATACGTATGTTTTACGAGATTTGACGTCAAAACTAGAGACTTCAATTGTATCTCCCACTGAGGGTCAAAAGTATAAATCGCTCATTAATAACGATGATTCGTATAATTCTTCTGAAGATGATCTGGATTCTCTATTAAGTAATGGTTGGACATACATGTGACAAATCCCACTCAACAATCAGTTTTAAACAGGGCAAGTACCGACAAGTTTATACTTGTATTAAACCTGCCAAACGTGCTTAAGAATCAGTTTATTACAGCTGGAAATAAGATTTCAATTGATCCTCTTCAACTAAGCGTCTACGGGTCGATCGTGCCAGAAATCATAATTCCTGCAGTTCCAGTGTCATACTCCGGTCAGACATATAATGTCTCGAGCCACACAAGACCAAATTATAATCCTCTAGTAGTTAACTTTATTGTTGACAATGAATTCCAGAATTATTATACAATGTGGGCGTGGCTAAACGCACTAAATACAGCAGATGGAAGTATATATGGCGGCACTAGTTTTGATCAGCCGACAAGAAGAACTGCAGTTATTCCGCAAGGAAATATGAACGAGTATCAGACAAACCTAACTGTTTATGGACTTAACGAATACAACCAAAGAGTCATAGAATTCACGTATTTTAACGCTTTTATTACAAATCTCGGAGGAATTAACTACAACTATCAGGATCCTTCTCAAATAAATATAACTGCAACGTTTCAGTACAGCAAATTTGAAACTCTACTTATAAGTAACAACTAAAACGCAAAAAGACGTCAGTAATATAGGTTAAGAGTATAAATACCAGTCGAAAAAATATAACGGAATCGATTAAGTAATATTACACATATGGCACTTACTTTAAATTCTCCCGGTGTTCAGATCATTGAAACAGATCTTTCTCAAAATCTTAGCATCGTTAACGGTACATCAGTTTTTGCAGCAGGTTTTGCCGCTCAGGGACCAACAGATGAGGTTATTCAACTGACATCAAAGTCAGATCTCGATACAATCTACGGTACTCCAACGACACCAGCAGAGCGATACTTTTATTACAGCTGCCAGCAAGTGCTTAACTCACAAGGAAACCTGTTGACAACACGTCTTCCGTACGGTCTTAGCAGTGGATACGGCTTTGCATCAAATCAATATTCAGCTCTATTCTTCCCGACAGCATCAGCTTCAACAGGCTTTGCCCTTCTTCCTCCAACACACGTAACTGTTAGTGAATACGACTTCACTCGCCTCCTTCAGAAGAATTTTACATGGTCAACAATTTCAACAACTTCTAGCGCAGCTGGATGGAATTCATCAACAGGAACAGCAACAGCCGGACTAATTATTCTCAACGACTCACAGACAACAGTCAATGAATACTCCGAGGGATACTACGCCTCTATTACTGACAACAGCCAGTTTGGGCCAACTACAGACTTCGTAGCTGTTACTCAGCTCCTAACTCTCACATCAGCTGATAGCTTCTACAGCGTTCCAACAACTCGCCTTGACTTCACTCTTTCAGCAGCTGCTGGATATGTAGGCAATCAAAGTGTATCACAGCAGATTGAACGTGCTTTTAGCTTTGACTTTAGTCAGCCTCAGTACAACGACTGTATTGCACTGAACCTCTTCAAGGTTAGAAATTCAGTATACAACCCATCACTACTCACAATTTCAACTGTTGAAACATACGTTGGCTCACTTAACGCTCAGCGTAATATTGCTGATACATCAGGAGGAACTCCAAAATCATTCTTTATTAGTGACATTGTCGATAATGTGTCATCAAACATCACAATATACGTAAACCCTGCAATTGCAAACAGCGGTGCATGGACATCTTCAGCTCCAACAGTTTCAGCTCAGACATACAGTCTATACGCTGATGGCGTATATCAGCCATCATATGCAAATGCTAATAATAAGCAGATTGGTAATGTTGTAACAAAGATTAATCGCGCTCTTACACTTATCGACTCCCCAGAGGTTGTTAAGCTTGACGTTGTGCTTGATTCAGGTCTTTCAACAATCTTTGCAAACATAGTAGGATCAACAGGTAATAATACATCTGGATTCAATGATGCTGCGTATTACGATGACAATGTTTACATTGACACAACATCAGACCCAATTACATCTTCAACAGCAGCAGTAAACCAGAAGTGGCTTGCAGTGTTTAATATTTTCGATACATTTGTATCTCAGACAAGAAAAGATTGCGTATTTATCGCTGATCCTCTTCGTCAGATATTCGTTAACGGACCTGACACAAAGACACTTGCAATCAAGTCAAATACATTTACTCAGAATATTTACTCTCCTCTTAAGGCAGTAGTTGGACAAATTAATACTAACTACTCAGCAATCTACGGAAACTGGATTAAAATTTACGATCCGTATGCCGATGCATTTGTATGGCAACCCGCTTCAGGATTTGTAGGCTCAGTATTTGCTAACTCAGATGCAGCCTCTCAGCCATGGTACGCACCAGCGGGTCTAACTCGCGGTCTTATCAAGGGCGCAACGGATCTTGCAATCACTCCAAATCAAAAACAGAGAGATTATCTATACTTACTCTCAGTGAATCCAATTGCTTTCACAGCAGGTTCATACACAGTATACGGACAGAAGACAATGCAGTCTTCACCAACTGCGTTCGACAGAATTAACGTTCGTCGTTTGTTCCTTACACTTGAAAGAGCAGTACATAATACAGTTAAGTATTTTGTATTTGAGCCAAATACAGACTTTACTCGCACCCGTCTTATAAATACAATTACTCCAATCTTTGAACTTGCAAAGAATACACAAGGATTGTACGACTATAAGATTGTCTGCGACGCAAGAAACAATACACCCGCTATTATCGATCAAAACGAACTTGCAGTTGACATTTATATTAAGCCGGTTCGTTCAGCAGAGTTCATTTTGGTTAATTTTATTGCAACAACCACTGGGCAAAACTTTTCTGAGTTAGTCTAAACAACACAAGCCTTCATTATTGAAGGCTTGTTTTTTGTAAATTGCAGTATAAATATACATAGATGAGCGAACAGGTCTTATGTAGTGAACAAAATAGGAGTTTAATATTAGAATTGAAAACTTCATATCCAAAACACTACATCAAAATGATTAAAACAAGAAATTTTAAGCTCTGGCTTAAAATACAAGAATTCAATAAAGACATTGAATGTAGTTATGAAATAACAAACGCTCAAAAAGTATACAACTATTTGAATAATATAAAAATAATCCCTTTATGTCCTGCTACATCAAAACAGTTAAATTTTTTAAACACAAAATTTGAATATAGAAAATTCTGTGGTAGAGGGATATTCACAACAGAATTTACAAGAGATAGAGGATCTAAGCGAACAGGAACGAAATATAATAAAAATATTATAGATTACAAAACACTCAAAACTGAGCTGACGTCTTTTAAAAGCATTTATCTTGAATATAAAAAAGTTTTATCAACGTCTACATTTAATGCCGCTAGCCAGCTGCTATCAACTAAATATCCAAAATTAAAGAATGAAATTCACAACTATTTTAATTATTACGAACCTTTTCGAGCATGCTTATATTGTATAATCAATAATATTGAAGCAATACCAGTATGTGAAATAGATAAAGTTTCATTATGCACATTTTTAGGAGAGAAGAAAGGATTTACAAAAACAGCAAACATTAATGCTCACATACTTAAAAGTATTAACGTTAAAAATAAAATTGATACAGCTAATGTTATCAATAAAGATGAGCTAATTGTGTCTCTTCGCAGTAAAATTTTAGAGCTAAAATCATATCAAAACTTGAAACAGAGCCTATTAAAGATTGATCCGGATATTGTTGCATCTGTCATTCATTATACGTCTCAACTAAAAAATATAAAAAAATTCAGTGAAAGATGTTATATTTTATTAAACGGAGTACCTCAAAAAAGTCGCGATAAAATAAAATTACATTATCAATCTTTTAATGAAGGGTATTATGAAAGATTTAAACATACAAACGAAAGCGTCGGAGAAAATGAAATTTTTAATTTTATTAACAGTGAATTAAATATACCTTGTGAAAAAATGCGTGACGCGTTTGAAATAGATATTTTTATTCCGTCAAAATCTATAGGAATTGAATATAACGGGGAATATTTTCATTCTAATATACACAAAGATAAAATGTATCATTACATAAAAACTCAGCATTTTTTATCAAGAGGAATAAACATTCTTCATATATTTGAAACAGAGTGGTACAATAAAAAAGATATTGTTAAATCCATAATTTGCTCAAAATTAGGAATACATAAAATAAAAATTTACGCTAGAAAATGCAGACTAGTTGATATGACCTCATCTAATAAAAATGAATTTCTTAAAAACAATCATATTCAAGGAATTGATAAGAGTTTTGATTGTGCAGGACTTGAGTATAACGGTGAGATTGTATCAATAATGACCCTATGCAAAAGAAAAATTACAGGACGAAAAACAATTGAAATGTCGAGATTTTGTAGTGCGTTAAACACTCAGGTTGTTGGAGGTGCATCAAAATTGTTAAAATATCTATTAAAAAGAAATAAAGACATTCAAAATAT